TAGGAGCGGTGGACATTGCCACACACTCCCCATTTGTAAGTTCATATTCCTCATAATTAATCTTAGGATTCTTCATCTACATTTTCCTCCTCGTCAAGAATACGTTTGATCAATTCTTCTTTTTTGCCCATGGAATCAACTCCCATTTCTTCCGCTTTCTTTCTCAGTTCGTCTACCTTCATCTTTTCGAGTGTAGATCTGGTAAACTCGTTCGGAGCTTCTTCTGGTGTTTCTGTCTTTTCTGGTGTTTCCGGATGCTCCGGAGCTTCTACCGATTCAGCTTCTGGTTTGGTTGTTTCCAGTGTTTGTGTCTCTTCCGTCTTCTCTTCTACCTTTTCCACCAGTCCGTTCTTTTTGGCGTTGATTTCATTGTATCTTTCTTCTGACATCTCCACAATTTCACCCATGAACCGGATGTCTCCTGTATATTTGTCTCTGAATTTCTGTTTTACTTTTACTTTCATTAGTTTCTCTCCTTACGCTACTACTGTAGTAACAAGTTCTCTTGAGAACTCTTCCATCCACTTCTGTTTTACGGTATCATCTTTCAGGTCGTTCACAACCGCTTCATATAAGCCTTCGCCGTGTTCATCCGGCATGACTGCGATCTCCAGCTCCAGCATAGCGATATCTTCTGAGTCATTATCCACTGATCTCGATAACGCCTTCTGGATTGTACAATTTGGATAGGCCTTGAATTTTTCATTGTCGTCTTCGTCCAGAATCTCCGCTGTTACGCACGCTACTGCGTGCAGTGAATTTGATCCGTAGGCGATTACTCCGTCTTTTAACTCTGTGCGGCTCATTCCGTACAAGTCTGCCAGCATATCCTGTGGAGCATAGGCAGATATTTTCAGTGTTCCGTTACCTGTTCCTTTTGTCCTGGTCTTTAAGGTTTTTGAACCGCAGGACTTCGTTCTGGTTTTACATTCCATTTCCTCTTCTAATTTTCCCACGCAATCCAGAACGTCTGCCTTTGTTGCAACTCCGATCCGGATTCCAAGCTTTTTAATTTCGACTTCCGTGAAGTCTGTTTCTCTGATTCCAGCCATTTTATGTTTCCTCCAATCGTTTTACCAATTTATCAATTACCCCGTTCACAATCTCATCCCCGGCTTTTTCAGCACCATGGAACATGAACTGCTGATTTCCTCGGTGATGTCTTGTATTTGATCCATCGTCCGGAAAGTACAGGTAATGATAGTTGCCTTTTGTGTATACCTTTACTGCAAGATTCTCTCCCTGTATCCGGAACGGATCGGTCTGTGAGGCTGCTGCTTTCTTTCCATTCCATGTTCTGCCGGATACCGGCAAGATTGCCCGGATATACTCTTTTATCTTTTTCCCGCCCTCATTTGCCAAATAATCGTTTATAATTTGTTCCGCAACAGATCTGTCGGAAAATTTTTCAATCGTTTGTGCGACCTTATCAAATTCTTTTGTATCCAGGTAAAAATAACTCATCGGCTACACCTTTTTTTCGTTTTTCCAAATTCCATCGTACAGATTTCTACTGTACACTCTCCTGCTTTCTGCACATAATCGTATGCCGTGTCGGTATCTGAGATTTTGAATCCAAGTGTTTTCATCTTTTCGATCACCTGTTCCTCCAAGTCTTCTGGGATGTACTCTTCTTTCACAATCGCAACGAAATAACGCCTGGTTATTCCACCCTTGCTTTCTGACTTTCCCGCTCTCCTTTTTCCGAACACGATGCAGTCCCAGTTCTCGCGTCCTTGGAACCTTCCGGCACCGTAATATACATCCGGCACGATCTCTTTTAAGGCTTCTTTAATTTTGTCTTTCAATTTCCCTTACCTCTTCCAGATAAAAATACAACTCACGGTTTTTCTTATCGTGATCAACGTATATAATCGCATAGATCACATTATTAATTACCACATTATAATCGCTATCCGGTGGTATAAGATCCGGGGTTGCTATCTTAGTTGTCAGATTTGCTCCGTGCTGTTCGGCAAATTCAATGTCTTGCTGTCTTTTTAACTTTTCTGTGAAACACAAAAAGCCCAGATATTCTAAATCATCTAGGCTTTTTACATTCTTTTCCACGTCTTTTTTGCGATAAATTTCGGCAACTCCATCCCCGTAATCATTCAAGATATTCCTCGCCATATTTTACCTCGTATTTATGTCTTGCTGTAATAATATCGTTTCTGTAATTCTTATCGAATTCACATGCTATCTTGTTCCACGCATACCAGCTATACTTTAGTAGCAGCATTCGGGCGAATCCCGGTTTCGTAAAATCCATCTGATCATCTTCATGCATTCCAAGTTTGTGCATCATTATTTCAATGGCATCTTCCGTTATATCCGTAATTTCCTTCTCTGTATCATCATTCGCCCAAGTTATCCGGCATTCTCTTTTTACTGCTGCTACAAGTTTTGCTTTTTCTTCTTCGCCCATAGCTTATGCCGTTACAACGGTATCCGCAGTTTTTACAGTTACATATGCCGGATCCAGTTTGCTAATGTCCAGGACGATCGCTACCGTGTTATCGTATGGGCGGCCATTCCCATGCAGCTTAATCTTGTACGTTCTTGCGTCCTGGAGGAATTTGAATTCATCGGAATATTCAATCTTTCCGTCTTTGCTTTCTCCAAGCCCGAAGAAATACTCTTCCGGCAGACACAGGATAGCCTGTCCGGTTTTCACTTCGTTCGATCTCACAACTTCTGTCGGGAACGGGAATAAATCTCTGGCGTATGTTCCACCTGTTGTCAGTGCCGTAGTTGCCGGCATGATCTTGTTGAGGTAGTCTACCTGATTGCAGATCATCAGTACTTCGTCAAAACTTCTCATACGCCCTTTTTCTGTGACTGCCAATTTTGCCACAAGTGGTCCGTAATTTGCTGGGAGGAAATTTGTTACCTGGATTGCTGTTTTTTCCGGATATCCGGTTGATGTCGAAAAGCTTACTCCTTCATGGATATCTCTGTTCAGTCCGACCGGTTCATCTTTTCCACTTCCTGATACGATTGCTTTTTCGAGTGCTGCGTATAATGCTTCCTTCAGGATTGTACGGATATAGTTGTCGAGGAACGATGGCCCAAGATCCAGCATATCCTGTGGGATCACTGCATAGGCTGTCAGTTTCAGTAATACAACCTCTACGCCCTTGAATGCAGATTCAATTTCCCGTGTGATCTCGCCATTGATCTGTCCCCAGGCTGCCTTCTGTCTGGTGTGATCATTTAAGAGCCACTTTGTAAGGTATTTCACATTCTGGAATGTAATTTTGTCTAACAGTGGGTGCTCCCCTAACAGATCTCTGTACACATCTTCAATGATAGTTTCCGGCATTCCACCATCTGTATTAATCAGATCCGTGAACGCTTGCTTCGGATCGCTCGCCTTTCCAGCCTTTGCCAGATTCTGATAGAACTTCGTCTCTTCGCTTGTGAGCTGTCTGTAGCCTCTCTGAGCAAGCACATTCGTATCAGTGCTGTACATCTCAAAGTCTGTCTTTACCTTTTCTGTGATGGCGTCAATCACCTGTCCCCAGGCTTTTTTTCCTTCCTCTTCGTTTCCACTCTGTAGTGCGCTCTGCAGAGCCGCCACCGCTTCTCTCTGTTTTGTGTCTGCAATGTTTCCTAACATTCTTTTTCTCCCTTCTTTTTTTACATTGAAAACATGTTAAAAAATGTCTGCATAGAGACATCTTTTTCTTCTTTTTCCGGCTTTGTCAGTTCTTCGAATTCTTTTAACTGATTTGAGAAATTTGACCGTTTGATCTTGTCTCTCATTTTTTCAATTTCCTTTGAGCACTGCATAGCCTCATCAATCTCTACCGTAGTGCGTCCGGTAATCTCATCAATCACCCCAATCTCCAGAGCCGTGTCTGGATCAAGCAGTGTCTCTTTATCCATGATGTCTTTTAGCTCCTCTTCTGTGATCTTCCCGCCGCATCGATTCATGAAAAGAGATCTAGATGCTTTCATCCAGGCATCCAACTTGTCCGCCTGGTTCCTGAGTTCGTCCGCATTGCCTATGGCTACCGTCCACATATTGTGAAGGACCATTCCCGTTCCCTCCCCCATCACGCGGTGATCGCATGCCTGGAGAATCGTAGCGGCGATACTGTTCGCTACTCCATCCACATAACCCGTCTTGTATGCTTTGCAACGTTTCAGGTTTGTGAAAATGGCAGTTCCTTCTTTCACAGATCCACCATCTGAATTGATATACAGCTCAATAGTGTCAGAATCTGACACGCCCTCTAACAATTCTCGGAAATGGTTTGCCGAAGTCTCGGACTCGTCATATTCCAATGTCTTCCAGTTAAAGTCTCCTTTCGCTTTTACTTCGTCATACAGGTAGATTTTATGTACTGTTCCAACCTGCTGGTGTGCAAAGCAAATTCCACCGATCTTATTCATCCTCCTCACCTCCTTTCGCAGCCGTCCTTGTATCGTCTGCTTTTCTAAAGTTATTCGTAACGTAATACGTTTTACTCCACGGTGTATCTAATGGTACCAAGCTCAATTCCTCCCTTGCTTCGTCTGTATTTATGATCGCTGAGCCGATCAGCTTCTCTACATTAGCGGCAGTCTCGAACAGATCTCTGTGTTTGATTCCGCCCGTGTAGCACTGGTAATAGTTCCCGTTCATGTACTCGTAGACGGTCGCGCGCTTATTCAACACTTCTGAAATGGTATTTGCCAGTGGATTCACTCCGAACGTCAGGAACACGTCACACACCTCTTTCAGGTTCGTGATATTCCCCATCATCATTGACATTGGAATTTTAAAAGCCTGTCCGACCATTTCAAAAATGTCTTTGCGGATATTCACAAAATCATCAGATGTTTTCGGGGATTTTACCGATTCTTCTGTCAGTTCCTCACCAGCATACTCCACATATGTGGCGTATTCATTCTCCATATAATCTTTGATGTTTTTTGCAATAACTTCTTTGAATTGTTTTTGGAATTCTTCATCTCCGGCTTTAATTGCATCTACCTTATACTTGAATTTTCTTCCATTCGTATCCTTGAAGGTTCTTGCCGCTGTCTCCAGGAGCTTCCCGTATTCCCTGTACACTCCATCAATCAGTGTTTGTGCACATTCGTCCTCCATCCGGAACAGATACACTTCCTCTGCTCGGAACGTTCGGTTGAGTTGTAATCCACCAGGCAATATGACACCACCGTAGATATTTCCCAAAACCGGCCTTTCCTGCACGATCGTGAAGTCTTCCGCACAATGTAGTTCCCCGTTTAGTTCGACCACCAGTGCACCTTTTTTCGATCGTGTCATTTTTCGAATTACTCTGTGCCAGAAGTAATTACTGTTTTCATTTTTGTTCGGTGCTACGTTCAGCAAGTAATAGTCCTGGTCTTTTACAGGTTTCCCTTTGTTGAACACTCTCATCTCTGCCATGCTGATTGCATTTGCCAGATAAGAGCTCGCTGTATAGATCGCCAGTTCCTTATAGTAGATCGATGCGGGTATATTTACCACGACCGTTTCTGTATTCGTACCGGTAACCTTAAATACTTTTTCCAGGAAGTTTTTTACTCCCATGTTCCGCCTCCTAACATACTGTTCCTATCCTGTTTTTTATAATTCTTCTTTGTTTAATTCTTTCTTCATCTGTGACTGCTGCCACGAACGCTTTAAAACCGTCCGTTTTCCGTGAACGCGGCTCTATTTTTTCATATGTGACATTGCCTTTTTTGTCTGTCACCGCTTTTGAGTTCCATGTGTACCAGCGCATGATCTTGCTGGTTCCCCAGGCGATCAATCCACGCGCGAACATATACCCAATTACCGGAGCAACTTTCATTTCGTCACTCGGTCTAATCAGTTTCAGATTCTTCTTTTCATCCGAAAAACCTATTTTGCCAAGTGCTTCTCTGAGCCATGTCTGACGGAAGTTATCCATCACCACAGATTCGATTTTGTATAACTTCGATTTTTCCAGAAGCCAGTCTGTCACATACTCCGGATCTATCTCCACGTCGTCCACCATCGTCAATACTCCTTCTTCTTCAGCTTCTTTCAGTGGGTATTTGATCCTCGGAAGATCTCTCGATTTCTTACATACCCACGTATGATGCATCCAATATCGTTTATCTCCGACTTTGAACAGCAGCCCGGCGGCTACAAAATCATTCGTTTTGGAATAATCAATTCCGGCTACGCAAGAATGATTACGAAGATCCGGGAGACTTCTGGTTGCTTTTTCTAGGTTTTTCCAATCTGTCACACAATACTGCGTTTCCCCTGGTGGCCGGTTCATTCGTTTAGTCATGAATGACGTGTGATTTACCGGATCCAGCTTGTACTCTTCATATTCCATCCGCATTTCTGTCAGGAGGGTTGGGAAGTTTCTCAAGGATGGATTTGCTTTCTGCCATTTTTCCTCATCCTTTACTTCTTCCGGATCATCTAGCCAACAGATGAACGGCAGTTTCCCGTTATCCGGAATCACTCCTTTCAAGATCTGTAGGCAAGTTTCCAGTAATTCATCTAGCGGGCCATCCCGGATATCCCCCTGCGTGGATATGACTGTTCGTCTCGGAAAGTCTTTCTTTCCAAGTCCTCCAGTCGCTACCTCGATCAGCTTATAGTCCTTGTATGCATGGTATTCGTCAAAATCTACTTTCCCCGGTCTACCTCCGTCTTTTGTGTCCGGTGCACGGGTGTGGTATTTGATCTTCGATCTTGTCCGAATGTTGGTGATACATTCCAAATTCCACTTGAACGTATTTTTGAAGAATCTTTTGTTGTCCTCCAAGATGTTATATATATCTTCGAATGTCGTTTTTGCCTGGTCCTCTGATGTAGCGAATATGTCGATGTGGTATTCTTTCACTCCGTTAACTGGTGTGACCAACGCAAAATCTTCAAACGCAAGATATCCGTTCTTTCCTGCCCCGCGTCCAACTAAAATTATCAGATATGGGAATCTCAACTGGCCGTCTTCTCTTTTATACACGCAGTTGTGCAAAGCGAAGCAGAACTGTTCCCACGGTAACAGCTTGTACGGGAAGTACTTTTCCAGTCCCAGGTATCTTTCTAATTGTTCTTTATCTACATAGACATCTTCCTCCGCGAATACTTTTTCCACAAAATCGCAAAGAAGCAGCTGCTCCCCGCAAACAACTTCTTCGTCACTTCTTACGAATTCAATATACTGGTCAATCTGTTTACAGATCTTCATCGATTACTTCATTTCCTGTTGGTTCATCCGTCGTCAGTCCTAACTCCTTCAGGATGCTCAACATCTGCTTTTCTACAGCCACCATATCTTTCACAGACTGGTTCTGTTTTGTGATCTCGAATCCGTTTGCAGAAAGTGTCTTGTACGACACTCCACGTTCCTTTATGTCCTCTTGTAGAGCCTTTTTTGTGTCGTAAAACTCCATATAATCATCAATTATGTCCAAAAAATGTGCCGTTTCTGCACCTTTTGCACGTAATTGTTTGATTAAACTGGATTTAATTTTTTCTTTGATTTCGTCCATTTCGCGGGCTTTTTTCGACTTTCGCGCCATATATTTCACCACCAACTTTTTTCCATTTTTTATCACGCGCGAGTCAGCGCGGTTCAGGCGTGCCCCCTACCCGTTGTAAGCGTCCCCCGTGGATTTGGGGTATAGGGGGTACCGGGGGTGCCTTTGTAAAAAATTTATCGGAATACATTCCGTCCACATCGTCCAATACAATGAATCTGTTACAGCAGGACGTTCGAACCTCCAGAACCTTGTGTTCCTTCTCTCCGAACAGCTTCGCATATCCATATGTTATTGCTCTCCTGTATCCATGTCCCGTGAACATAACGCGATCTCCAACCTTTATCTCTTCTTCTACCATCGTTCTTCATTCACCTGCTTCACCTTCCTGTACTTCATTCTTTCGTGTGCTCTGTCGTGACAGTCATGACAGAGTGGTATCAGATTCCTGTACTGCTTTCCTCTGTACTCATAGAACTCACACAGTGCAAGCTCCGGATGCGTCTTGACGTACTGTACGTGATGCACTGTCTCAGCTCTTGATACTTTTCCTTTCTCCTTGCACCACTGGCATTCATGATGGAACTTATCCAGTACATTGTTCTTTAATGCGATCCACTCTTTGCTCTTATAGAATCGGTACAGCTTATTCTCTTCTATCAGTTTCTTTATCTCTTGTTGTGTCCATTCCATAATTGCTGGAACAGGATTCGAACCTGTGTCCTCCGGCTATTAAGACCGGCGTGCTCCCTTTCCGCACCCTCCAGCTCCACTATAACCGGCAGTCACAACGTCTCTGATCTACCATTAATAACGTCTTGTGTCTGCCTTTGCAACAGCACTCCCAGTGATATTCTTTTCCCTGATCTGTGTAGATCCTTTTGCAGAACTCACAGTCTTTACACTTGGGAATCTGCTTCTGCCCTTCTCTTCTATTGCTCATATATCCAGGGCAACTTTCTTCTGCAGGACAGTGTTCTTTCTTGCTAAGCTTCCAGTAATGTATACAACCTTTATTCTTGCACGTAACTAGCATAATTCCTCCACGCAAAAGAGCACCTGGATTTCTCCAAGTGCTCTTTCTTTATCCGTTATTTACTTCCTCGATGAACTCTTTCATCATCTTCGTGAGCTGTCCTGCGGCACTCACTCCCGCTTTCTTGCAGGCTTCTGCATATTCGTCCACAACTTCTTTCTTGAGTTTGTAGGACTTTGATACCCAGCCTGCCTTCTTCTCGTATCTTTTGGTGGCAATCGTCTGCGCTTTAGGATTCCCGACCGGCATTATCTTCCCTCCTCTTCTTAAGTTCCGAGGCTATATCTATCATCATGTATGCTGATGCAAGCATAAGCAATACACTACTATAGATGTTCTTTCCGGATCCAAAGAATATTACAATCGCCGCAAGCAAAAACAATTCACTGAATCTTATTCTTTTCATATCCTGTCAGATGGGTTATAATCTTTACAAGAGGTAAGGGCTTTCGCCCTTTCCCCTATTTGAGAGCTGTAATCAAGCTTGCTAACCCTGTCAAGAATGTTCCGAGCGCAATCAGAAATTCTATCAGTAGCTTTATTGCAGTTCTCTTTTTCTTTCGTTTTTTCTTTCCCATCTGCATCTCACCTCCTTATGTATATATAATATCATATGGTGCACCATATGTCAACAGTTTCATGCTTCTTTTGATATTTTTATTAACTGCTGCCACCCTTCGGGTAAATATCAGCACCTCTGTTTTACTTCTCTATACATAAAAAGGATGGCCACAATCTCTCGACTGCTGCCACCCTTCGGGTGAGTATGTCCTTTGTTCTTTTTTCTTGATGTTACCATAATAACACACTTTCTTGTATCCTGAGTCCCCCTCTTTTTTAAATTTTCTTTGACATCAGGTAATAGAATTTTCTTCGCCGTTCATAATACATCTTTTTTCCACATGGGATCTTCTTAGAGTCCCTTAAGTATCTGTATGTCGCATAGTCTGTTGTAACCCCTTCCAGAATCCACGGATAGATTACTGCGTCTGCTTCAATTGCTGTCTGTTCAATCCGTTTGCATTTTTCCTCCAGCTCCATACGTTTAATAGCCAGGTGTTCCGTCTGTGACGCCTGGCTTGGACTTCCTTTTCCTTCCTGACCATATTGCATGGCTTTTATGGTATTTGTAAGTTCTGCGAGTTCTCTTCTCCATTTTGGATACTGCAAGCAATGGTATTTGATCTCCAAAAACCTATTCGTATCAATACCGTACTTATCTTTGTTGATTGGTCTCATTTTCAACTTTAAATTTCCTCCCTGTCCGTCTGTCTTTTATTATCAAGATATCAAATCCGAACAGACTTGCTATATCCTGTAGATCAGTCAGTGCTCTGCGCATGTGGTAGGGCATCTGGTTGTATCTGTGCAGTGCTTTGTCTGCTGTCGGATCTTTATAACCTTCATGGTTCATAGTTCTCCTTTCCGTGATTCACACATTGTTTTATACATTTTTCAATTTTATCTTTGCACGCTTCACAATATTCTTTCGGTCCATACATATCTTGCATCGCCTGTCTCATGTTATGTTCGTACGCTTTTGCCGTTCCGCCCGGTCCGTCACATCCTGCGTATATTCTTATTGTGTAATACGTTGCGCCTATCGGCATCCCGCACCCGTCACATATATGTTGTCTCATTTCATTCACCTACCACAATGCTCTCTTTCTTTTACGTCCTTTTACGTATACTGTGCAGTTTTCTACTGTGCACCCTCTGCTATGTCCTTCTACTCCAATATAGTTACAACCACCCAAGCCGGTTCTGCATGCTCTGTAGATGCACGTCCTGCATTGGTGCCTATCTTCATTTGGTCCTGCTTCCTTGCTCCTAACTTTTTTTCTCACGGGGTTCTCCTTTCTCCTCCGACTGCTGCCGTCCGGCTTTTGCCGGAGGGAATCTATATCAACCGGTTGCTGTCGTGATACAATTACCGGCAAGTGCAAGCTATTCTATTTTCTCTGCCAACCAATCCAACAATCTGGTTATCATCTTATACATCCTCGTCTTTTCCAGCTCTGTTTTAAGCTCATCACAGGCTCTTACAAATTCTGCTGCCGCCTGTTCCGAAAGCTCTTCCTTCAGGTTGACGTTGCTCATCCAGCTGAATCCGTATTTTTTAAGAATGTCTTTCCTCGTCATTTCCTAACCACTTCCTCCTTCTCCAGTCTTTGTATCTGCGGATTTGATATTCTAACCATGATATTTCCTTAAATGATTCTTCGGATTCTTTAAAATATCTGTTTATTTTCACTTTCTTCCCATCCGGTTTTTCTATGTAAATTATTGCTTCTGTATCATAATCTCCATTTTTAGGATCTGTGAGTAACTCATCACAAACTATTTTGTCCGGTTTATCCGCCGGTGCGTATGGCATCGTGATCGGATACATCGCATCATATATACTTCCGATAAATCCATTGTGGTATCCATAATTAGGATGATTGCGATTAACACAGTAACACCTATTAGTGTCTGAATACTTTATTTCTCCATTCGGAGTTACTGTTTTAAACAAGCTACTCATTCTCGAACACTGATATTGTTTTCCTTTCTCATCTGTCCATGATCTTTTCCACATTTCCTCTGTATCTTCTATCGGAGTCAGTGGCTTTCCATCGATCAGTCTATTCAAAATCTGTTTTGTGAATCCGATACTCATACCACTGTGACCATCTTCGCATAAGCTCTCAAATGCCTTTAATGCACTTTCGTAGCAAGCGCATCCATAATCAAATTCGCCTTCTTTTCTATCCGGATTTTCTCTTTTGCATGCGATTTCAACTTCATTTTTTGCCCATTCTTGTAAACTCATTCTTTATCTCTCCATTTCTTTTGTAAGTACTTCATGCCAATCTTTTGGGTGTTTCTGTATCATGATTTCTTTCTCCTGTCCTCCGTTTCCCATTTACACATATCCCACCATTCGCAGAATATGCAGCATCCCCAGCATTGGTTAGTACGTACCATTATGAGCCAGTGTTTTAATTTTTCTTTTATTTCCATGCTACTCGCCTCTTCTTATGCATCTCAGAAGATCTTCTACACCTTGTGTGTATCCTTCTTTGTATTTCTGGGCTTTTTCAAGCTCTCTACTGCACTTGACACTTGCTTCACGCTGCAATCTATTGGCCGTTTCTTCCATCTGGTCGTCTGGTTTCTTCTGTCTCTTTCTCTCTTGCAGAGACTTTCATCTCTTCTATTTCTCTTTGTTTTTCTTCCAGTTCTTTCTTGAGCGTTCTTATTTCTTCGCAATCCGCATTGTCATTTTGTCGTTCAATTCCAAACGTTGCCAGCATCGCATTATCTATATCCTGTATTTCCTTTTCTGTACATGTTCTGATATACTCTCCGAATCGGTCAAGATAGGCGAATGACAGTTTCTCGCATATCGCTACTGATGGTGTCATGCACATAACTTTTGCATGTGTCGAAGAAGAATTCTCTTCTTTATTCGTCAGCCACGCTACTTGCGCACAGCCGGTTTCCTCTATCACTTCTGTTGCTGATATTACGACCGCTGGTGATTTCTCTCCTGTCTTACCTTTTTCAATATAGAATATATCTCCTTTGTATACTTCCATGTTATTTACCCCCCCCTGTGTTTATTATTGCTTTGAATGCCGTCGGATCATAATAGCCGGATCCGTTCTTCTTTATATCATTTTTCATCCTTGTCAGTACCTCCGCCCCGTTTTATAATTTCAATCGCATGAAATTCTTTCAACTTCATTTTTCCCGTTACCTCCATCTTCGTTTTTTCAAAACTCAAACACTACTTCCGGTGCTTTTATAAAATTCACACCGCATTCCTCTGTGTTCTTCCGTTCTATCTTTCTGATCATCTCTGTTATCTCTTTGTCCGAGTCTTTACAGTATGCGTATCCATCCGGTGCATAGATGCCTTTTACCTTTCCGTTTATGCGATCCAGTATTGTTTGATAGCTCATGTAGTTCTGCCGCGCAGCTTCTCTTACCGATTTATAGAATGCTACGATTTCGCCGTCTTGGTTGATCTTTGCTACCTTGGTTGCTCTTCCGTTCATCTGTCCAGTTTTTTTGGATAGTTCTTTTTTGGTGATTACTCCGATATTCCCAAGTATGTCGTCAGTTTTAATTCCATTCTTGTGATACGTTACATATCCTTTCGGAAGATCTCCGATGAACGTGATCCGCATCAGGCTCATGACTACTACCTCTTTCCTTTTCAGCTTAATTAGTCTTTTTCCCTGATTATTCTTCTTTACATACGATTTTAGGTGCTTATACTTCCCGTTCCCTAATTTCTTTCGTATGTCTGCCCAGTAATTAATCTGGTATATTCCATCATAACCTGGAATGTCATACCAACCTTTTGGGTCTACATTTTTGATTCTCATAGATATCACACATTCTTTTGTAACCATTTCAAAAATTCTACCAAATACGTTTCACTGTCCGGAGCATACACGTACTGCTTATCATATGTTTTTTTATTTCCATACGCTTTTTTATTTTTTTCTAACAGATGGAAATAGTAGCTGTCTCTTTTCTCTTCGCCGTTCCATTCCATTATTCTGTCTGGATATTCTGTAGCTACAAGCCTGCTGCCGTCAGCGAAATCGTATTTATAATAATTTACATTTATGTTTTTATCTGTGTACCATAATCCCCAAGCTTTGTAATTTCTCAGCCATTCTTTTCGCTGATCGTTATTCTTTAGTCTTGGAAGTTCTGGCTGTTCCGGTTCTTTCGGTGGATTCATTACCGTGTCCAGATCATTGATATATCCGGCCAGTGCCGCAATCATTACCTTGTACGTCCGCACCCGGATGTCATTGGTATCCATGTGTCCTTTCGCCATTTCCAGATAGTTCCTGTATTTTTGATTTTCTTCCCTAGCAATATCAAGATCTGTTTTCCCAGATTTCTTTTCATGTAGTTGTGTCTCTTCCGGAAGTCGTTCCTGCGTTTCTTCTTTGTCCTGGTATCTATATTCATTTTCTTTCTCTGCAGATTCTTCTTCCAGGCCAGATACTGCATAGGTGTCAGGTGTTTCAATCTCTTCGGTTTCTTCGCTTTTTTCTTCCTGTTCTTCATTTTTCTCCTTTTTTTCCGTTTCTTCTTTTACGTTTTCCTCCAACACTTTTTTGATGGCTCCTGTTAAATCGAGCCAATGGAAATTTCCTCTGTTTTCGTTATCTATCCACAATTGGATATATCCGCAATACATCCTTATTTCCCCGACATCTTTCCCGTCAGCTCCTTCAAACACCCAGGTTCTTCCTGATGCTCCCGGATGCAGATTTTGTTTTATCAGTTCATTGCACATTCTTATATTCTGCCCTGTTATCTGTTCCGCATTTTCACGGAACCAGTATTTGTATGTGCTCACCATTTCTCTCGCTACTAATTCCAGATACTCTCTTTCCTCTTCCGTTGGAACGCGTACCATCACCACTTCATTCTGATCAGTATTTTCTTCCGGTGTCAGATTCTGACACGCACCGTCATTTATATCTTCGATGCTCAGCTGTCCATCAATTTGTTCTTCTTCTGCTTTTTTCTGCTCTTCGGCATATTCTTTCACATCTTTGTATGTCAATCCTTTTTTCCGGTGGTGCTCCAGCATATCCTCTTGGATATCCTCGGACATCTTGCTAATCTCATACGCGGCCGAGAATGTTAATCGTCCCTCTTTTAATTCTTCTGTGAACTCTGGGATCAGTTTCTTGTTAATTGACTCGATCTGTCCGATCTTGGTGGATGATACCTGCATCATGTTGGCTATGACATCCCGCAAACGTCCGCTGTCCAATTTGTAACCATGAAGTGTCAGTCCATTCTCTTTCATGTATTTCAGTGTTTCTTCCAGTGTCTTCTGTTCTTCCAGGATATCTGCTACCGTTTTATTCCGGTACGTATTTGCTATGATTAACTGGATCATCTCTTCATGCTCTTCTGCAGGTGTCTTGATCTGGCAGGATGCTACGGAGAATTCTTCATACCCGTTTTCTACCAGAAGAGTCAACGCTCTCCATCTTCGTTCTCCGGCTATGATGCGGTATTCGCCACGATCGCAAGGATCGTGGACTACCGTCAAGTTCTCCAATAAGCCTACGGCAAGGATATCCTGTGCCAACTGCTCGATGTCCGGGATAGAGTAGAAATTCTTGTCATTGCTGTACATCTGCTTAATTGCAATATCCTTTGTTCGGAATCTTGCTTTTGTTTTATTGTCTTCCGCTGCCGCCTTCGTCTTATTGTTCAATGCGTCCATCACATTCCATCCAGTAGCCATCTATCTATTCCTCCTTGCTCTTCTCCAGGCAGTTCCTTTGTTCTTCTTTCGGTTCTCTGATAATTTTCTGGTGGTGATCACTACCGGATCGCCTTTCCCCTTTATTGCTTCTATCAGCCCTTCTAGCTTGCTATTTAGCCGTTTCATGCTTTCTCTCCACTTCCCCATTATTTCGTAGTCATAAGGTGTGAGATTTTCATATGTTTTTCTTCTTCCTGTCGGTGGGAAAAAGCATGCCGGAGCTTCCAGTGCAACCTCCGGCATCCGTCTTATCCCTCCGCTTTTTTTCGCTTTACCAGGATTTTTTAAAAGTACTGCCGGGATTCTTCCTTCTGGCGGGTTGCACCCATGAATCTTTTTGTATAATTTCTTCACCTGTCTCTTATTCATCCTGTCCACCCTCCAGATCTCTCAAAAGTTCATACGTGACCGCTCTGTAGTCCTGGGACGCTATGCATCCCTTAGAGAACTTCGGGAGCGGTACATGTGCGATCGTGGATTTTTCCGCTACTACAGATCTTCGGATCACTGTCCGGAAACAATCGTGTCCGGAATTTTCTTTTAACCACTCTTCTACCTGCAGTGTTGTTTTATTCTTCTGTCTCATTGTGATCAGGACTTTCATCCGAATTCGATCGTTAAACTTCCTGATGCTTTCCAGCTGTTCATCCATGTTATCGGCAGCTTCAATCTCGAATCCTCCGAGTTTCACCGGTACGATCGCGAGATCTGCTGCCACCAGTGCATTCATCACTGTCATGTCCATGATCAAACCACAATCAATAATGCAATAGTCATATGCGGCCGCTACGTCTTCCAAATCTTCTGCTAGTCTTAAGATCTGATTGCCTTCTTCTGTCTTCATCAGGTACATATTAGTGGCCATCAGATAACCGTTGCACGGGATAATGTCTATCCGGTCATATGGTGTCGTCTTGATCAGTTCGGATGTAGTGTACGTACCACCTTCCCGTTCATGGTTCTCCAGCAGATCCGGAAGTCCTCTTCCTTCCGGATCATATGCTCCGTAGAGCATGGAGATGTTCCCCTGCTGATCGGCATCGATCACCAGTACTTTCTGTCCTTTTTCCTGTCCCAGAATGTAAGCAATGGATGCGGCCGTCATAGTCTTTCCAATCCCGCCTTTCTGGTTCATCACTGCGATTATTTTCATGATACTTTTGCCTCCTGTTCTTCCGTTCTCTCCCATTCCACCAGGCTTTCTGTTGCCCTTCTATAGCACTCTATCCAGCTTTCATCACTTTCTACTTTCAGGATCTGTTTCTTATGGATGCCTATCCCTTCAAAGATCTGGATACTTCCTCCGTGGTTCAGTGTGAATCTCGTCTTTACCCGGAGCTCTCTTCCCTGTTTGATCATGTTGTATACTTCATAGAATTCTCTTATGCTCTGCCGTTCTCTGTCGTCCATTCTTCCACCTCTTTCGGTGCTCTGCGTTTCAATTCTTTTATTTTGCCTTCGTTCCAGATACTGTCGTTTGGTTCCAACATTTCCATCATGTTGTCTAACTGTAGATATTCTTCCAAGACTGTGATTGCGTCTCCGGCCGTATAGCAAGAAGCTACGTAGTGTCCGTTCTTTGCCATGTCGTGTAGAAACTCTATCTGGCTGTCCTGATGTCTGCCGGTCCCGTATTTCATTTCGATATACAGTCCGATGTATACCCCTTTGGCATACGGAAGATGCAGATCGGATACTCCGGACTTTACTCCCATACTCTTAAGCTTTACCGCTTCCGCTTTGTTCCTGCTGCCGCCGTTCGGGATATGATGCAACCATTTCAGTTCCGGATAACGGTTCTCATTCCACGCCGCCCAGTTGCATACGTGAATCTGTTCTGTATCCTCGCTTCTTCTCATGTTTTTAAGCTTCATCCAGTTCCACCTCTTCCCAGTTGAATCTCTGTCCGTATTTCGGGCAGTAATTGCATAGGCGCTCTTTATAATTCCCTCTTTTTATTGCGCAGATATCTTCTCCACAATTCTTGCATTTGTAATGAACCAGATCCTTAGTCAGTTCCAATATCTCCGGCTCTTCGCATTCACGCGCTACCTGTTTCTCTACTTCGTCCATGTCGTGTGCTTCTCCTACATCCAGTACCAATACCGGATAGGAAAACATATCAAGCCAGTTTCCATCCTTTATCTGGTATTTCTTCCGGTTCTTTGTATCTGCCACCATCACACCAAGCTTTGCATCGTCCGGATATTCGCTTAAGTATTTCATTACCTGTCTTACGGTTATGCCCATTTATCAAATCCTCCTGTTTAATTTAATCATCGTGTATCTCCTGTATTTGTACCCTGTCTTCGGGTTAATACCTTCCCACATCCTTGCTATGTAGTAGCCTTTCTTCGGCTTTATTTCTTTTTTCCATCTGTAGAGCTTGTCCGGATGTGGTTTTGGAAGCGGCATATTCTGGGATCCGTGGAAATCCGACTCTTTAATCCTTGGTTTGGACTGTGTGCCGTCTTTCTTCGTTTCCGTGGTATGCTCGTCTTTTGTGAGATATTCTGCAAGCTTTAACATGTCTTCACCGTAGTAATCGCTGTCTTTTATCTTTGTCAGCCACGTACCGCCTTTATCCCATGCGTTCTGTACAATGCTGGCGGTATCTCCTACCTCTTTGATTACAAAATGTATATGCCATGCTCCTTTTGTACCTCTTTCGATGTTCCGCATATAGAAGTTTTCATAACCTCTTTTGCGGATCTCTCTCCTTACTTTCCGCATTGCCTCCTTAAAATGTTTTTTCGCTTCCTTCATCGTTGCCGGTCTGTTCGCTACTTTGTATGTCCAGGTGACCAGTAAATCGTTCGGTTCGAAGTATTCCAGGAGACGCATCTGACACCGTTTCGTCTTATTCCATTTATTTACTCTTGCAATGTCTTCTTTAGTGGCTTTCTTCTTTTTCTTTCTTGGTAATCCCTTCGCCCCATACTTCCCGTCATGGTACTCCTGTACGATCAGGACATCTCCTTTTCTCAGCTTATATGTCACTCTTTTTATCATGCTGTCGGTCCTTATCTTAATATCTTTATCAAGTGCTTAACGGGGGTATTGCCCCCCTGATTTGTTCCGGATATTTAGCGAAAAGACGGCAATATGATGCATTGACTTTCCCGAAAGTTCGTTCTATAATTTTTATAGATGCATTTGACTTTTACCCCGTGGTTGTGAGGTTTGGGAAAATCAATGCATTGTGTGCCTTCAGGAGCTTCACCCAGTTTTCTGAAGGCTTTTTCTTTTATGATGCTTTCGCCTTTCGCCATCTTTTCTTTCATGCACCTGGCAATGAGATCCGAAAAATCACGAATGATACGCTGGATCTCATCCTGGCTTTTATCTTTATACGCTTCATCTGATATATGACACGTACATCCGTTTGTTACGATCGTCTCTACAATCATGCTATGTACCTCCTTTTTATCTATATATGCTCACTTGCTTGTATCTGTTGTTGCTTTCTTTACTTCCATACGATATCTAATGGTCCCGCTGCTCTGCAGTAAAACAGGAGCAAGAGCCATATTACTTCTGTAATCAGTAGCGTTGCTTCAATCTCAATAATCTTGATTGTTCTGATCACCTTATTTTTCCGGATATGTCTTTTCATATTTGTTATCCCTCAATTCTTTGTGTCCTGCTTTTGTCCTGCATGACCCCCATTACAGTACCCATTCGGATTAGTTCTTCCCTCGTCATTTTTCTGTTTTTTCCTGTTTTTTCTTCATTGTCTTCTGTAAATATCCGGTGTTTTTGGATAAAGCATTCGAAGAAAAAGTCTTGTTCCTCCTTCCATAAGTCGCAGTAAAATTCGTGCTCTATACGAATTTGTAACGCTTCCGCTTTTGTGCATTCGATTATTCTGGTCGTTCTCTTTCCAGTGCCTTTTTTGTATTCGTACATTTTCTTTTTTATTTTCTTTCCGAGAATCTTGTACCCTACCTGAAGTAGCAGTCTTCTCTCAAATTCCCCATGGAACGTGAATTCATACTTTTCTTCTGTCTCGTCTGACAGTTCTTCTTCTTCCACATCGTACTTTTGCATCAGCTGTTTCAGTTTCTTCTGAGCTGTTTCTTTTTCTCCGCCAACACCCTGTTCTGCCAAGGTTTTCAATTTCTTCAGGAGATCAATTTTCTTCTGGTCCATCATTCTCTCTTGTTTCCTTCTTTCGCCATTACGTTCTGGATTTTCTCGATTTCGTCGCGCAGCTCTCTGGTAGCACATCTCAGATTCTCTTCTGCATCGTCGATGTATCTTGAAGGATATTCCCATTCGTCCAGCATTCTCAATACGTCGTATAATGTCTGCTGCATCTGTGCTTTCTCTACCAGATCCGGAATAAGTTCATCTGGATCCTGTGTTCTTTTCTTCGAATACGGGTTTTCTTCTTCTGATTCTTCCTGGCTTTTTGCCATAATGCAGAGTCCGTTACGCTCGCTTAGTTTATATGCACCAACCTCTCTTTCGAGATATTTTGTTATCCATCTGCTACTAGCGCAAACATCTACTCTTTTTCCTGCAGACAGATCTATTATGGAAATCGGTGTATTTTTACATATCAGTCCGGTATCCAGATGCATCTTGACGATCTCTCTTACTCTTTTGTTCATGATGCGTCGCCTCCCATCTTTAAAGCGCACCGTGTGCATGCAGCTCCATCCAATCCGTTATAGAGAATAAGAGCTTCGTCTTCCGGTCTCTTCCAACACATATCGCCGCAGATCGGGCAGTGGATTTTTCTCCATCCTTTCTTGCCGTTTGGTATATTGTCTGCTAATGGCATACACAGCCACCCGCCTTTGTCGGTTGCTTTTCTCGGCTGTATGGTTGCGGTGATGTTTTTTCTTGGTCTTTCCATCATTCTTCCTCGCTTTTTTTTCTTTTGCATTCTTCTATTCCACTCTTCAACAGCTTTGTCTCTTTCGTCTTTTGTTATTTTCAGCTCGCCATTTTCAAGTGTGGCTCTTAACTCATGCACCCATGGAAGGCTTGTTCCGCATTCCGAGTATTCGGCTTCAAACGTAAAACTCACATCATGATGAGTGGATCCATTGGTTGTTGTTATCATGTTTGCCGTTCCACCGCAAAACGGGCATGGCATTAATCTTTCGTTATAATTCATCTGGTTCACCTTCTTTCTCCTTTTCTTCGTTACATACACCCCTGACGGCTCTTGCGAATTCCTGGGTGTTGATAACTACACCTGCGCTGTTCTGAAGTGTCTGGATTTTATGCAGCAGTTCTTTTAGTAATGCTGTCTGGTACATGATTTCTTTTCCAATCATAGTATCCGGATCAACGCACACTCTGAAGCGGCGTTTCTTCTCTTCTTTTTGAACTTCATTTCTCTGGATTTCTGCAAATCTGGAGATTGCTTCATTAAGGTCTTGTCGTTTTTGTTCCGTTCGGTGTGGCGGTATGATCTGAAGCTTTGAATCCGCTGTTTCGTATCGTTCCTCCATTCCTACCCGGACAGCCTGATCTGATACATTCCCGGTCTCTTTTACTTTGTATTTGTTCTCTCTGAGTTTTGTAGTTCTTTTCCGGCTGTTTTCAGTTCTCATCGGTTCCCCGCAGTTCGGGCAGTAATTTGCATTCTCCGGAAGTTCAGAGAAGCATTTATAACACAGTCTTTTCATTTGTTACCTCCTGATTATCTATAAAGAAAAGAGTAAGAGTTTTAACAGGATCATTAACACTTCGCCGATTACCGGTGTCAGCATTATAATGATTATGACTACTCTTGTTTCACGTCTGTACTCTTTTAATGCTCTGAGCAACTGCTTTTCGTCTTTTTCTTTCTCTTTCATAATCGCTTTCATGGCTGTATTTTCACGTTTGCATACCGCTATTTCGCCTTTTAAATCAAGCCATTCCTTTTCTGAGATTTCCATCTTGTTTTCACCTCCTGTTTATTTCTTCGCAAGCTTCGTTGACGAACCTTCTCGTCTCTTTGCACATTTCATCTACATAGCTGTCTACAATTTTGAAATAATAAGCGGCTAATATTTTTGTTGTTGCAATCGAAACCGCAATAGAAGTCGTGACGCAGGCTATTGCCATTGCTATTACCATTTTTCTTTGCCTCCTCTACTTATGCCGTCTTAGCTCCCAGCTGTCTGATTGTCTGGAATCCTGCAATCATGCCCTTAATGTAGATCTTTTCATCTGCTGTCAGCTCTTTGTACATTGGGATCAGTTCTTTTACATCTTCCAACTGGTTGTTCATGGTTGTTCATGTTTTTTCGTTCTGTACTGTTGTCATATGGTTTTCTCCTTTCTTAATGTGATTTTATGTTTACTTTTCTCGGTCCTCTTCTTTTCACGCTTGTCCTCCTTTCTACCGCTTACGCGGTTTTCTCAATGGTGTAGGTGATTTCCACCTTTTCCTGTTCCTCCAACAGAGATATCAACACCTCAATGATTTTTTCCATATCCGGTTTCATATTCGCCACCTGCTTTCTATCTCCTTGGTTTATGTTTATGTGTTACAGTTTGTACTTGTTGCATTCTCTATGCCGGTTCTTTTTCCTGTTTATCCATGTCCGCTCTGATTTTCAGGATCTCCATGTTGCTCTTCGCAATCATGAATGCCTGTGGATCATGTGTCGCCAGATGTTTGGCTGTTTCTACCATTTCAGCGATTTCTTTCTTTTCTTTTTCACTCATTGCTTTTCTCACCTCTTTCTGTGTTAATTTTCGTGTGTTCATCTTTCTTCTTCATTGCTTTTTCTTTTTCAATCACCTATACTGTATTTACAGATTATTTTTTGTTCTTTGTGAACCGGAGGTGATGCAAATGAAAAAGCAGTTTCAAAATTATTTTCGTGATTGGAGTAATCTTCTCTCTTTTGCGCTTGCGCTTATTCCTGCATGGCTTATGTATAAATATCCTCCTCGTGCAAAGGTGCCTTTCTATGCTATTGTTTTAATCATTTTGATTGCACTACTATTGGCTTGGCTTAATATTAAGCAATGGCTTGATACTGAGGATCGTCAATCTTCTGTCACTCTTATAAGATGTGTTAAAAATCACATTTTGTGCTGGCCTAATAACCTAATAGGTCATGATTCCGTGGTTTCCTTTTACGAAATCATCGATGGATTTGAGGAACCGATTGCATGCGGATATGTCCAAACTATAACCAAAGAAGGAATCGCTCAAATCGTTCTTTTCGAATCCTACAAAGATGCAATTGATATCATTTCTACTCATAAGAACATTATTGTTAAACCAACCGTAACCCGTGACAAATTGTCAGAAATATTAAATATGATTTAGGAGGTATATTATGGATTTTAAAATCGCTAAGGTACTCGATGATTGTAAAGTTGTTATGAATGCTGGCTCCAACCGGAAGATTTCCAACGGGCAGAAATATCTCATCTATCAACTAAGTGATGAAGAAATCATTGACCCAGACACAAACAAAAGTTTGGGCTTTTTGGAAATCGTTAAGGGAACTGGCACCGTTACCCATGTTCAGGATAATATGGCTACACTGGAATCTTGCGAACGGGAAAAATCTTCCAAGATAATTCGCCGTTCCGGTATCTGGGGCGGGTCTGCAGAAGAAGTTGAAACTTCCGTCAAACCTTTTGATGATCCTCAGGTCGGAGATCTTCTCAAGCGTGTTAATTGATGTACATCAAAATTGTTTTTATAACTATATAAACCGCTGAAATAATCAGCCCGGCAGTAAAACTAACAAAGTTCTGATGGACTCTTCCTCTATCACAGTACTCTGTTAGTTTTTTTATTAGCTCTTTCATATCTCTCACCTCGCTTTTTTGTTGTTTGTAAGGCAAGTATATGCCATGCAATAGCATTTGTCAACACTTTATGTTGTTTTCATAGCTTTTTGTTGTTTCAAAGACTTTTCTATTGACTATTCGCTTCTTGCCATTTATAATCAAATCATGAAAGTGAGGTGAATCAAATGAACGAACGTATCAAGAAGTTAAGAAAGGTCTTGGATTTAACTCAGCAAAAGTTTGCGGATAAATTAGGTGTAAAAAGAAACACCGTCGGACAATGGGAATGTGGGATAAATCGTCTTACGGATCAAGTGATCTTTTCTATATGTCGAGAATTTGATGTAAACGAAACTTGGCTCAGAACTGGCGAGGGCGAAATGTTTATCAAACGTTCTCCTGAAGAAGAAGTCGGTTATTATGTCGAGGATCTGTTGGAATACGATGGAAATGGGAATGCATTTTACGATGCAATCATTGAAATGATGAAGACCTATCATTCTCTTGACGATAAATCTAAGACTGTGATACGTGAGTATTTTAAGAACGTAGCAGATGGTATAAAGAATAAAGAGGAAAAGGCTTAGAGCCTTCCCCTCTTTTCCAGGTACCTATATAGGATAGCGTAGAGTTGCTGGATTATTTTGTGATCAGAATCATCCAGTTTTGATAATAAGATTTTTAATTCTTCCATATGTATCGCACCTCCGCTCTGTGAACATTTGTTTGTGCTTTAAGAATCTTTATTATCCTTTCCTCTATTAAAGCACTTATTTTATGGATGCTGATACATTTTTGAAATTTGTCCGAGTTTTCGGACACTTATTTATAATCTGATTCAAACAGGTCGGTGATGCGGACTTTTAGCCCCTTTGCCAGCTGCTCCATGGTATCTAACCGCGGTATTCGCCCTCTGGACACTATGTCCGACACGGTTGACTTTGGGACGCCTGTAAGAATAGATACTTGGCGGATGGTTAAGTTTTTCTTGTTCATTAGTTCGTCGAGTAATATTTTCATACTTATAGTATGAATCTTTTTGTCTTATATTATGTTGGTGTAATTTTAGGTAAAAAAATTATCAAAAAAACTAAAGAAAGTGGGGCTTTTATTATGGCTTTTGGAATGAAAGATGTTTTAAACGGCGCAAAATCAGTAGCAGGTAGTAACCTTGTACAAGGTGTATTGAATAATTATAGTGAAATGACTACCGAAGATATGCAGAAAGAATACGGTATGTATTTGATGGATGGAGAAGAAATCACGGTCGGATTCAAACTTGTGCGTGATGCACTTATCTTCACCAACAAAAGAATTATCTTTACTGACAAACAGGGAGCAACAGGAGTAAAAATGCGTGTAACATCTATCAACCTTTTCTCTGTTGTAGATGTTACCATGGAGACTGCAGGTTTTGGATTCGACGACAGTGAACTTACTTTTACATACATCAAGACAGCCGACCTCAAAGCACACGAGGTTCAATACGTATCTCACAAGTTAGAATTCCCGAAAAAATATAATGTACAGCCATTATATAAATTACTTCAGGAGCTCGCTTATAATAACTGTTTAAGAATCAATGGCTTAGATTAATATAAAAATCCCCGGTGTTATCAGCACCGGGGAATGAGAAAACTATACGGTGCCGAAGCACGTACAATACCCTCACAACCAAGGATATTGTACCACAAATTTCCAGCACCGTATAGGTGTTATTTTTATACCCATTTTTGCGTAACATAAAAAAGGAAAGGTGATATGATATGACGACTAAAGTTGAACGCTGCGCCATCTATATCCGTGTGTCTACTACCGAACAAATGATGCACGGTAAATCATTGGAAGCACAAAAAGAATATCTTACCAATTATGCCCGAGAACACAATATGGCTGTCGTTGGTATATATGCTGATGAAGGGAAAACCGCCCGTAAAGAG